CATAAGTTGATCAATACTAATGCTTTTATCAAGAAGTTTAAAATCTCTTGATAGAAGAGCCGTCAATAAGTTACTCATTGCTAAAGGGAAAATCCCTTTAGTAAGTTGAGCAGCATATCTTTTCCATTGAGCATAGGTCGAATTACTTCGAACTAAATTCAATAGATTAGAAGACCCTATAAAACCTTTCCCAATCAGTCTTTGAGTGAATTCTACTTTACGGGACAGATTAAAATCTGGACCATAATAGTAGGAAACCCCACTTGCTGAAAGTGCCTCTTTAACAGAGATAGGAGATAAATTAATATTTCCTTTCATGTTTTGAGACGCAAATTGGAAAAAACCATCTGTTGAAACAAATGATTTAGGGAAACCAATGGTTATACCATACTCATTACACACATCAGTGTAGCACTTAGCTACATTTTTGTCAGCGATGATAATATCATCCCCAAGCACGAGATAATCTAAGAAAAAATCCTTACCAGCCCTTTCGGCGGCAAGAAAAACTAAGAAATGATGAACCACAGCTAAGGAAGCCCATGAGGACAATGTCCCCATTGGTTGACCTCTTGTGTAGTGAAGATCTCTTGAATGTCTTAATCTATCTTTCCCCTGGTAATCATAAGAGTAACCTCTAGAGGTTAATACTTTGACCCAGGCTTCCGCAAATTCTGGAACCGTCCAATGACCTATTATTTTCTCATACAATTGTATAGGAATTAGATCAGTGGCAGATTTCAGATCATAGGAAGCAATGAATGAATAACCCCGATTACTAAACTCTTCAACTTTTCCAAGTTGATCAAAGGTAGCATCACAAGGATGTGATGATAACAATTTGAATATAGAGTTATGTAATGGAAGTAACATCCATTGAGTCCAATAGTCGGAGATAGCGAAGACTCTCACTTTTCCAGCAGCTTCTAATTTTGTAGAAACTTTACCTACTCTTAACCGAGGAACTATATGTTTAATTACATAATCCAAAGTTAAAGGTTTACCTTTAGGGGGAAGCTCACCATCATAATCTATTTTAGAAATAGACAAGTTGGTAAACGCCTCATAAGGTACCTTACCTGATGAAATCTCTTTCACCAGGCGAGTGGCAGTTTCTTGCAATAAAGGAAACACTGTTTTAAAGTTCTCCGAATTTAAACCCGGATGTTCTTTAGAAAGGTGACTTTCCATAGCTCGATGGAGATCCCATAAGGGAACTTTACGACCCACTAAAATAGCTAAGGCATCCCATGCAGCCCCTAAAAACGAAATTTTCGAATTAGGACCCGCTGTTAATGGCATAGGAATTTCTTCGTCTCCTGCGAATAAAGTTGGTTTAATACCAAAAGGATTAAAACGATTCCAAAATACAGCTACTTTTTTATCTACCTCGCTCCAATCTTCAAAAAGTTGAAGTTGGAAAGGTAAATACTTTTCTAACTTAGGTGTTATAACACTTAAGTCTTTAGCAGAAGTAATGAAAGGTCGTTGAAATCTAGGAGCTTCAATACTCGAAAAATCAGGATCTTTATAGATCCCAGAGAATCCTTTATACGCTGATAAAAGTGTATTAAGGACTCGGATTTTTGGAATATCTCCATTTCGTATAAAACTTCTGAAATAAGAAGGCATATGCGCTGGAAGTCCATTAACGAGTTTCACCCGTTGACCTAACCCTTGGGTTGAAGTCATAGGTGTACCCGCTATGTACTGAAGAACTACAATGGAATCAATCTTTAAAGTTAAAATAACTTGATTAATTCCCCTTGTAGTAAATCGTTTATTTAAAGATTTACTTAATCTCCATATATTCTTCATCCCGAATCGGGATAAAGGTAATCCAAGCCATGACATTATATCTCTATAATACAATGGTATGAATTGATCGAAATTTCTTTCGAACTCTATCATAGATTCTTTTATTCTCCATCCGGAGATCAAGGTTAATAACTTAGAATTGTTGGAAATCCAACTATCTAAGGGGGGTGTCTCTTTTGAACCCTTATCGGTCAAAGGAAAACGAGATCTAACAGATGATTCATCATCATCTGGAGTAGATAAAACATCTAATTCAACATCATTAGACATTGCTGTAATAACTAGTTTATTATAATGTTTTTCGTCTAAGTAGAGAAGAAGATCTTTTGTATTCGGATCTCTGACTACATATCGTCCCGATGCTCTTAACCAATTAATTTTATTGATTAAGTTTTCGATTGAAATTTGAAATGTAACTTTTGTTGCTTTCATATTAATTTTGAAGTGACATAGTAAATCGTCAATAGATTATCTAATCTAGACTATTTCGTCTTTATAAAGCGCCTTTTAAGCATATTAGGATTTATGTTCTAATTCTTAAAGTTCAGGTACCTTAAGTGAGACAGTGTTACAAATTATAAGTATCGTATGAGATGGGTTACATGATTAAATAATCGTAAAGAAAAATTATTTCTAATTTTTCAATATTATTGGTCAACGTGAGCCATATGGTTAAACCAAGATTCCTAATTATCCTCAACAAATGAAACGGTTATAATTTATCCCTTCTGTCCTCTTTTAGGTATAAGTCTTTATAGGCTCTAATAGTAATAAATTATTAGTGTCTATCTTATATTTAAAATTGGTCGATGGATTTTATTATGAATCTACCCCTCTTTGCACACTTTCGTGTGGGGAGCAGATACTTCAATATGGTTTTAGACCACAGAAGAGTTCCCTGCAGTTTCCTACAGTTTATTTCTTCACTCG